TTTGGCCCGTGCGCAGAAATCAAGCAGCCTGAACAGTACCATGAAGGCACTTGAGATATTGATGCCACTGTCACAGGCAATTCCAGTAGGCGACCACATTGATGCAGACGGGTTAGTGAAGCATGTGACCGATGCACTAGGCGTTCCAAAGACAGCACTGAAGTCGGAACGTGAGGTTCAACAGGTTAGAGAGGAACGTGCAGCGCAACAACAGGCACAGATGGAGATGATGCAAGACCAGCAAGATGTCCAGAACGTGTCGCAGTTAGCGCAAGCGTCCAGGATGGTTAGTAAGTGACACCTGAGATTGAAAAGCTAAAAGACCTTTACAGACAAACCTTTAACACAGATAGTTCAGCTAAAGTATTAGCTGACCTAGAGGCGCGGTGTAACTATCGTGCCACAAGCTATGTTGCTGGCGATGCAAACGCCACAGCATTTGAGGAAGGGAAACGTGCTGTTATCCTTCATATCCACAACATGATGAAAGAGGAATAAATGTCAGAAGAAGCAATCGAACAGGTAGCCCAGCCAGAGGCGGCATCAATGATGGAGACACCATCTGAGGTAGCGCAAGGCGGGTCTGGTAACGAGTTTCTAAACATGATACCAGAGGAACTACGCGAACATCCTAGCATTTCACCTATCAAGGATGTTGAAAACCTAGCCCGTTCCTATGTGAACGCGCAAAGATTGATTGGCGCAGACAAGATTGCAATGCCAGTCAACCCAACAGACGAAGACTTAGACCGTATTTATGACCGTCTAGGCAGACCAGAAGACCCAAAGGGGTACGGCATTGAAGTCGATGGCAACGTAATTACTGAGGAAGTTGCCACAGATTACGCAGATATTGCACATAAACTGCGCCTTTCACCAGACCAAGCTAAGGGTATTCTTGATTACTACAAGAGTAGCATCGAACAGTCTGGCGCACAGTCTCTTGAATTAGCAGAGGCTGCAAAGGAACAGACTGTGGAATCACTGCGTAGTGAATGGGGCCGCGCTTTTGACCAAAAGGTTGAAGCGGCTGCAAAGGTAGCGCAAGAATTTGCAGACCCTGAAATGTTCAACATCACTTTATCAGATGGTTCAAAGCTGGGCGATAACGCTGAGTTTATTAAAGCATTTGCAAAAATAGCTGATTTCAGGCAATCTGTCACCAGTGAAGACACTGTGTCGGAAAACTCTCGGTCTATGGCTATGACTCCGGCACATGCAAAGAATGAGATTGAATCAATCATGGGTGATAAAACTCATCCATATTGGGACAAGAAAAGCCCAGCACACAGTTCCGCTGTGGAACATATGCAGGGTTTGATGGGGATGCTTCATGGATGAGGCAGCCACATCTGAAATAAGGATGGAATGTCTTAGGCTTGCAGTAGAATTTGGAAGTGCTAGAGACTTAAAAAATCCTCACCTACTCGCAGATGTATACTACGATTGGGTGACACAGGGTAGCGGGGAAACCCGTCCTGAAGACGGTCGGACAGACGACAGCCATAAGAGGGCTAAAAATTCTAGGGGTGTCCGAAAGGGTAGCACACCGCAAAGTTCAAATGTAACCGTGTAAAATAAAAGGAGGACATTATGTCCACACAAGTAACCACGGCATTTGTACAACAGTATTCTGCGAACGTGCAGATGCTATCACAGCAGATGGGTTCCCGTCTGCGTGATGCGGTGCGTATTGAGAATGTTGTTGGCAAAAATGCTTTCATCGACCAAATCGGTTCAGCGACTGCACAAGTCCGTACAACTCGCCATGCCGACACTCCACAGATTGACACTCCGCACTCACGGCGTCGTCTAACTTTGGCTGACTACGAGTATGCAGACCTGATTGATGACCAAGACAAGGTTCGTATGCTTATTGACCCAACCTCAGCATATGCACAAGCTGCTGCCGCAGCTATGGGCCGCGCAATGGATGATGTTATCATCACCGCTGCACTTGGCACAGCCGCTACTGGTGAGACAGGTTCAGGTTCAGCTACAGTCTCTAACTCGATTGCACAGGCTAACACCAACTTGACTCTTGCAAAGCTGCGCGAAGCTAAGTTTTTGCTTGATTCAGGCGATGTTGACCCATCAATCCAGCGTTACATTGCTGTAGGCCCAAGCCAGATTCAGTCTTTGCTTGCCGACACCACTGTAACAAGCAGCGACTTCAACACCATCAAGGCACTTGTTCAGGGTGAATTGGATACATTTATGGGCTTCAAGTTCATTATGACCAACCGCCTGACCACAAGCGATGGTTCTGAGACTGATGATGTCCGTAACTGCTTTGCATGGGCAGAAGACGGCATTACTCTTGGCCTCGGCAAAGATGTTTCTGCGCGGATTGATGAACGCTCTGATAAGAGTTATGCAACTCAGGTTTACTATTGCATGACCCTTGGTGCGGTTCGCATGGAAGAAGCCAAAGTCGTTCAAATCGACTGTGACGAGTCACCTGACTAAGACTAAGTGGGGGCGGGAAACCGCCCCCATATACCACATCATGCTGGAGGGCAATATGATGAAACCGTGCGGAGATTTCCGCTGGGATTTAGAGGTAGGTCAAATAGCCGAAAGGTGGCTAGGCGAAATACTAAGTAACAACACCATTGAGGTGAAACGAGATTTTGCAGCTTCACGAACTGGGAATGTGTTTGTGGAGTTTTCTTGTAGGAACAAGCCTAGCGGAATAGCTACCACAATGGCAACGCACTGGGCATTCGTACTTGATGATGAAACTGTGGTATTATTACCTACAGAGAAGTTAAAGATTATAGCGAGAGAAGCATATAGGAAGCGCGGCACATTCAAAGGCGGGGATAGTAATGCGAGTCTTGGCGTACTGATTAGAGTTGAAAGGTTAGTTAATCATGCCCTCAGTTGTTGACATTTGTAATGAGTCACTAGACTTGCTAGGCGCAGCCACCATCACATCTCTTACGCAGAACTCTAAAGAAGCTAGGCTATGCAATCGCAACTTTGAATTAGTGCGAGATGCTGTATTACGCGCACATCCGTGGAACATAGCTGTGACACGGGCTAGTCTTCCACAGGATGCCGCTACCCCACCATTCGGTTTCTTGTATCAATACACATTGCCAACACAACCATATTGCTTGCGTGTGCTATCGTTCTGGGACTCAAATGTTAATAACGAACAGGCCGCTTACGATAGCAATGTTATGTACAAGATTGAGGGCCGAAAGATTCTTTCCAATGAAAACGCCTGTAACATAATCTACATCGGGCGTGTCGAAGACACAGAACAGTATGATTCACTACTGTCATCAGCTATAGCGCACAGACTAGCGGCTGAGACTGCATACGCAATCACTGGCAGCGGCACTGTTGCACAGACTATGAACGCACAGTACGAACAAAGACTAAGAGAAGCCAAGTCTATTGATGCTATGGAAGGTTATCCAGAACAGCCACAAGCAGACACATACACTAACATCAGGTTCTAAACATGGCCCGTGTATCCAGCATTATCACCAACTTTCGCACTGGTGAAATATCCCCAAAGCTAGAAGGCCGTATTGATTTACAGAAGTACACTGAGGCGGCACAGACAGTAAACAACATGCTTGTGTTTCCATCCGGCGGTGTTACACGCAGACCAGGCACATACTTTGCTGGGCGTTCTAGGGACGGAGGCAAGGTTAGGCTGATGGACTTTGAGTTTAGCGACGAACAGGCTTATGTGCTTGAGTTCGGTGCTAACTATATTCGCTTCTATAAAGACGGTGGGCTTCTTACAGATACTTCACAAAACATCACAGCAGTTACACAAGCTAACCCTGCTGTAGTGACCATCACTTCACATACGTTCACAAACGGTGACAGAATATTCGTATCTGGCGTTGCTGGCATGACGCAGTTGAATAATCGTGAATTTACGGTAGCCAATGCAACGACAAATACATTTGAGTTATCTGGCATAGACAGCACGGGCTTTGACGCATACACAAGCGGCGGGACAGCGGCAAAGATTGTTGAAGTCACAACTACATACTCAATTACAGACATCTTTGAGATTAATCACGCGCAGTCTGCTGATGTGTTATATTTGGCACACAAAGACCATGCACCAGCCAAGCTAACACGCACGACAGCCACCAGCTTTACACTTGAAGACATAGAGTTTGTAGATGGCCCATACCTAGATGAGAACGACACAAATACAACTTTGTACGCTTCTGTCGATACAGGCACCGTTACAATAACTGCATCAGCTAACTTATTTACAAGTGCAGACGTAGGCAGATTAATACGTTTTAGGGAAGTTCTAGAAGTTGAGTATGATGAATGGGAAGCTAACAAAAGCTACTCCAACAATACTTTTGTTAGGTACAACGGGCATGTGTACAAAAATGTTACAGGTTCTACGCAGACATCGGGCAATACGCCGCCAGTACACACAGAGGGAAATGAAACCTATGGTTCACTAACTTGGCAGTACAGACATGATGATACTGGATACGCAAAGATAACAGTCTTTGGTAGTGCAACGTCTGTAACGGCTGTTGTGCAAGAAGATGATGGCGGCATTAGTGTTCTTCCTCACAATGTCGTTGGTTCCAGCAATGCTACAAAGAGATGGTCATTAGGCGCATTTGGCGGCGACCAAGGTTTCCCAAAAGCTGTCGGCTTTTATGAACAGCGTCTGTATTTTGCTGGCACCACAGGCAAGCCGCAGACTGTGTTCGGTTCAGTAAGTGCAGACTTTGAAAACCAAACGCCAGGCACATTAGATGATAGCGCGGTAAACCTTACGATTGCGTCAGACAAGGTGAATGTCATACGGCATCTTTTACCAGCGCGTTTCTTGCAAATTTTGACAACCAGCGCAGAATTTACATTGTCAGGTGGTACAGGTTCTACGCCAGTTACACCAACAAACGTAAACGTGTTGCGTGAGACGACGTTTGGCTGTTCAGAGGTTAGACCGCTACGGGCTGGTAACAGCACCATTCTTATCCAGAAAGGCCAAGAGAAGGTAAAAGAGATTACCTTTGACTTGGATACTGATGGCTTGCTGGGTATCGACTTGACCATTCTGGCTGACCATATACCGCGTGGCGGTTTGACTGACATGGTTTGGCAGCAAGAACCAGAACTGATTGTGTGGTTTGTGCATAGTGACGGGCGGTTGGTTGGTCTTACCTATGACCGTGCTAACGCAGCTATTGGCTGGCATGACCACGACATAGGCGGTGATGGTGTGGTGGAAAGCATCACGGCTATCCCATCGGGTGCAGAAGACCAAGTATATGTGGCGGTAAAGCGTACTATTGACGGTGCTACCGTGCGCCACATTGAGTATCTAAAGCCTATGGAGTTTGGCGATGATGTTGAGGATGCGTTTTATTTGGATAGTGGCCTGACATATGACGGTTCAGCTACAACCACGGTTAGCAGCCTTAACCACCTAGAGGGCGAAACAGTAGCTATTTTAGCTGATGGGGCTACTCACGCTGACAAGGTTGTTACTGATGGTAAGATTACGCTAGACCGTTCAGCATCTAAGGTACATATCGGCTACAACTATACATCTACTATTGAGACGTTGCGATTAGAGGCTGGTGCAGACGATGGTGTGGCACAGGGCAAGATTAAACGTATTCATGGCGTGACTGCACGGTTCTTCAACACTGTTGGTGCAGAACTTGGGCCTGACACATCTAACCTAGATAGACTGCCATTCCGCGACAGCAGCATGAATATGGATAAAGCTGTGCCGCTGTTCAATGGCGACAAAGAGATATACTTCCCATCTGGATATGAGAACGATGCACGGGTTATAGTGAGGCAGTCGCAGCCATTGCCTATGACTGTGCTGGCTATCATGCGGAGGTCAAATACTTTCGATGCTTAGAATCGTTCCATTTGATGCAGGGCTAGTAAATAGCATTGAGACTGACTTTGAGTTCCCAGACAGCATGAGGGCTGCATTTGACAACGGGCAACAAGTTGTTGGCTATGCTGTGCTGGGTGAAGACGATGTTGTAGCTGTTGGCGGCATACATGAGATGTGGCCTGGTGTGGGCGAAGGCTGGGTAATCCTGTCTAAACATGCGCCTAAATGGAAGCTGTCACTAGCTAGGTATGCTAAGACGTTGTTTAGTAGTATACTGGCGACAACGGATTTACACCGTGTGCAAGCTAGTATTCACATGGGCGACCCAGAGGCAATTAGGTTTGCTAGATGGATGGGATTTGAGGATGAAGGTGTTATGTATAAGTTTGGGCCAGACGGTAGTAACTACTATCGCATGGCGAAGGTGATATAATGGATTCAGCAACAGCAGCACAAGGCGGTTCATTACTTGGTGGCTTTTTAGGTTATAAGGGAAACCAAGCTGCTGCTAAGCAAGCACAGGCGACTGCTGAGTTCAACGCAAGAGTTGCAGAGAATGAAGCAATCATTTTGCGCCGCCGCAAGATTGATGAAGAAAGAAATATGCGCAGTCAGTCAGCTAGACTGATTGCAACAGCCCAAGTGCAAACAGCCAAGTCCGGCATTCAAATGTCTGGTAGTGCGCTACAGGCTATGCGTGACTCATACTTCAATACAGAAATGGATGCGCTAAAGATACAGTACGCTGGTGACATTGAGGAAACAGCAAAGGCTTCAGAAGCTGCTTTGGCACGGGCTACAGGTAAAGCAAAAGCATCTGCATATAAGTTAGCATCATACCAATCTTTGTTAGCTGGCGGTACACAAGCTGCAACCATAGGTTCGTGAGGAAATAATGCCGAAGATTCCAGTATATCAACAACAAGTAGATTTAGCGGCTGGCCCACTGGGGCCGCGTGCTGGTGCTGGGTTAGAGGCACCTGGACGGGCGTTAGCTAGCTTTGGTAAGCAAGTTGGTGACATTGCTTTTCAATATGGAATGGCAGAGAAGGAGGCTGAAACAAAAGCAAAGACTGCTGATTTTGAAGCTGATATTATTCAAGTCACGTCCGATATGAATCAAAACAACACGGAAACGACAACCGCGTCCGCAAAGCAAAAGTACAAGGACGAAGTAGAGACCCCAATGCTTCAAAAGCTAGAAGCAATGGATTTAACGCCAAATCAAAGGCGGGATGTAAAAACAAGAATACAAAGTCAGCTACTGCAAGGTTCGCTTCAGTTTCAGCAACGTGCTGCTGACAATGGCGAGATGATGCGTGGTCAAATGGTTGATAAGCGTCTCACCACTTTACAGACCCAATACGCCACAACCAAAGACCCAGTGCTACGTCAAAAAATAATGAAAGACGCAGATGACCTTATTTTAGATTCAAGTCAACGCGGCGACAGAATAACCTTTAATTCAAAAAGCTGGCGCAATGGCGCAATCAAGGAGGATGTTGCTACTGGTTTGAACGCAGCTAATTCCTATCAAGATTTCCAGGACTTGATAGCCGAGGTTAGGGCAAACAAAGGCTTTAGTGAAACGGAAAAAGCTGCCCAGGAAGCTGTAATCTTGCAAAAAGAAACGCAGTTCATAAAGCAGACAAAAAGCCGTGTTTCTGGCGAGGTTTTTGCTGCAATGCTTTCTGAGGATGAGTTTGATGAGGCGATGAAACAGGCCTCGACTGGCGATATAACGATTGCAAGAGATGATGAACAAGTTGCGATTTCATTAGCTGGGCTTCCAAATGATGAGAGGTTGGCTGTTGTTAATTCTTTGCGTCTGCAAAGAAATGTAAAAGTCTCAGAAGATGAGCGTCAAACTATCGAGTCCTATTCAACAACATTTGGTGATAAGTCTCTTTCCAGTTTGCAGGATGACGTGGATAATCTGCGAAATGGCACAGGCTTTGCCGATGGTATGAGTTTGCGGGTTCGCAACTCACTTGAGTCAATAGTAAACAAGGAGATTACAGACCGTACTCCAAGAGTAACGGCAACAATAGCGAACAACACTGACGCAATCAAAGATAAGCTGAAGCTATCTAATGGAGTCCCTGACGAAGACACGGATGCTATACTCCAAGATACTATAGATTTGTATAATTCTTTGGGCGACCAAGAGGGTGCGGAGAAGTTGGCGGCAGAGGTTCGAGGTTTTGCCGAAGCTGGTTCTTTGTACGCATCAGTAAAGTATCAGTCAGATGCAGCTATATTAAGTGCTGGGGCTACACTGAAGCAAGAAGTGCGCGTTGCTAAAACAGCAGAAGACATAAACGCGGCTTCAGCAAAACTAGAAGCCTTCAATGCGATGGTAGCAAACAGGCAAGACAACATCAAAAACGACCCTGTGGATTTTTTGCAGTCTCAAAATAAAATTGACAAAAACGATGAGCAGGCCACGCTAACTACACAGCAGATTATTGAGAAACAGGCTGCTATGAATATACCCGATGGCGATATACGAAT